AATTCCTTCTTGTGGATTCTTTAGATCAATTACTTTGTGATAAAATAACCTTCCATCAATATACCAATTCCTATAAATTTCGTGAGATTTTTTATCAAAATCTAAAAGTGATAAAATATGTTTGAATTCTTGTCGTATTTTATTCTTAATACCATCACTAGCGTTCAGATTTGAAAGTTCAATTTCTACTGGACTGTCATTTGTATCCGACACTATGGCTTCATTTACAATATCTTCAATGGCACTATCACACTCTGGATGAAGTGCCATTTCACGATATCTTTTAATTAAATCAAATTCAGTTCTATAAACACCTTCAATATCTACATATGAACCAAAAAAACCACTACTCAAGTAGTGGTCTGACCCATCCTCATTATTTGGAGGAACGGGAGAGACCGTACTTGGAGATAGTGGTTCATTATCCTCAATAGAGAATCCAAATAATTTTGACATGATTTATTGAAATTGGTTTCTGACTATTTATCAGCTAATTTGAACACCAGTTGCATCATTTCTAGCTGGACCTTTTCCTGCACTCCAGTATTGAACTTGGAACTCTACAGTATATTCTTCAATTGCATCTGAAGAATCATATGAAAGATCAATTGCAGAAATTGCAGTTGGGAAAATTCCATCAAATTTGTAAGTTCTTAATGGAGTAACATCAACAGAAGGTTGTGCAGCACCACCATTATTTGTGGTAGAAAATCTTCCCTTATCATATCCTCTGCCAAGTTGGTGTACAAAGGCATCGGTCATATAGGAACTTGGATTAGTAGCACCGCTATTATTATCAAGTTTGCTGATATTATTCATCCACAATTCAAAAGCACTTCTTAATTGGAAATCTTCATCATTGATGATAGTGACTGTCCAAACATCGAAGGTTCTATCACCCGCAACTTTCAAAATTCTACCTCTAAAAGGTACATCAATTGAAGCAATATTTGAAGCAGGAAGAGCAGCTGCTTTACATAGAAACTTAAATGTTTCTATTTGATTGCTACTACCAGTTTTCCAAAAATTTGTTAATGGAGCTGGGAAAGATGGTATTTCAACTTCAAATAGATTAGGTCTTGCGCCACCTCCAGCAAGTCTTTCTTTAAAACCTGTGATTGTTCTGAGAGTAGACATTTTTTAGTTCCTCCTTTTGATTAATTTAAATTAATTAAACTCTACCAGCAACTTCTTCAAAACTTACGCCTGTGCGCGTCGCTACAAATGTTAGAGTAACATAGTTAATTGATTTTGATGGTTTGAGGAAGATGTCTGCCCTAAACTCATTGTTGTCAATGACATCTGGAGTGTTGTTTGTTTCGTCGCAAATCACTAAGAAGTCGTAAATACCTCTCTTTGCTTGTACATCGCGAAGATATGGTTCAACAATATTTACAAAGTTTGCCCTTGTAACTTGATCGTTGATTTCAAATAGTTGTGCTTGAGAAGCTTTTTCTAGAGATTGTTCAATGGTTAGGAACAATCTTCTAACATTAATTCTATCAAATGCTGAGGCATATGCTAGAGCAGTTTTATCGCCAAAGAGGTAAATGCCGATACCAGGTTGACTGATAATTGAGTTAACTCTGGAAGTGTAAAGCAGATCTCTTTGTTGTTTATTTGGATTATATGCAAGTTTAATTGCATTATTTAATACACCTCTTTGCTGACCAGCTGGTGAATACCATGGGAAGGAATTGATATTCGTTCTCATCATTAGACCAGCAATGTCTGCATTGCATGGTACATATCGGAAAAGGTTATTAAACCTATCATAAGTGTACTTATATCCACTATCAAATACTGCATAAGATGAAGAGGAAAGTGCGCTGAAGAATCTAACTATGTTTGTTGTTTGTGTAGTAGTATTTGATAAATTAACTACGCCATCTCTGTGAGGAGAAATTACAGCAATACAATCTTTTCTACCTTCAGCAATTGATATTAACTTATTAGCTTTTGCTTGAGACTCGGATTCATTTGTAAGTCCAGGACCGTTGATCAGAAAATCAACCTGAACATCATCTTTGTTGGCAAAAAGATCATATGCAGTAGAAATATTTGATAAAGTCGCTTGCATACCACCAGTAGAAGAATAATCAACACCACCAACAAGAGTGTAGGTTACATTTCCAATTGCACTATAAACTATGTTTTGTGCATCTTGTCCCCAAAGACCTTGTGATGTTGTATATGGGGTGTAACCCGAAGAGAATCCAGTTGCTTTTGGAGAGGTTCCATGATAAGAATCCGCACCATTAGATGGATTATATCCAGCATAAATGTAGGATGAGAAATTTGATAAGAAATTTTTATACCAAATTTTCTGGGGGGAGTTTACGGAAGATACCGAATCTGCCGCTTTTGAAAGACTTAAATGCTTTTCAAGAACATTTCCCTGAACTCCAGTAATTGCGCCAGTATCATCAACGATTGCGATATGCATCGCATCATTCTTACCATTTCTCTGAATTGAATAATTATTTGAAATTGGCTTTGGAGCTATGGACTTCCAGTAAATTATAGAGTTTGTTAAACCAAGAGTTTGCTGATCATACCAATCTAATGCAGTAGCAACTGTAGATGTACCAGCAGTGGAACCTGAATTATTGACAAAAGTGAGAGTGTCTGATGCTTGGAAAGAATCTATTTCACTTCCTTGAGCATATGTTGTTGCAGTCTCCGTATTAGCGGCGGATACTCTGGATAGAATCTTTACATCTATACTACTGTTACCATTTGTTGCATCAGTAGTTACTCCAGTAATAATACCTTTTAAGTAACCATTAAATACGGATGTTGAACCTGCTCCAGCAAGAACTGCATTGCTAATTGGGGTTGTTATACCATATCCAACAATTGCTCCAATTGAACCTGGATTAGTTGATGCAATGGTAATTCTCTGATCTGCTAGATCGTCAATTAAACAAACTTTTAATTTGTTTCCCCATGATCCTGGGTTTTTTGCGGAAAATGTGAAATTTGTTGCTGTTGCCCAGTTAGCATTATAATCTTCATAATTTTTAATCTTTGCCGAAGAAGTAGAAGCTGCGCCAACTCCAGCATTTGCATTATTTAAAGTAGCACCATCTGTTCTCACAACTTTCAAGATACCACCGTATGAAAGATAAGATGAAGCACTCATCCAATATTCATATTGAGCATCAGTTGAAATTGGTTTGCCGAAAGTACTAATTAACTCCTGTTCGGTATTAATATCAATTGCTTGCTCAACTGGTCCGATTGCAAAGGGTCCAGCAATTGCACCAATATTATCTAATACATTTTCAGCTCTCCCGACTGTTAAATCAACTTCCCTAGTAATTACACCGGGAGACAATTGAGGAGTCGCCATGTTTTTCTCCGTAATCTCAGTTTATCTAAAAAATATTTATTAAAAAATTGATTTACATATACTCCCACATGTAAGATCTATCCCCATATTCATCTACGAACCATCGATCGCCATCCGAGTCAACAAAACTTTCATTATCTAGACCATCAGATATAAACCCAAAAGGCGACATATCCTGTTCAATTTGATTTTTTTGTTCTTCATATAGTCTTTTTCTTACATCTTGATCCGTAAGTTCTTTAAAATAGTCTTGAGCAACCAACCAGGCATAAATGACCAAACACATTGCAAGGTCATCATTGCATCCTTCTTCTGCTTCAAATGAATTATGTTTTTGAATAAAAGTGGTTAGCTCACTAATTATTTCATAGTCATTTAAATATAATTTATTTTCTTCAATCATAGTCTTTAAATTAAGACATCCAACTTTTTTTACAGTTTTAGACATCTTAACGCCTAGTTGAGTTTTCTTTCCAGAAAAACCTTGCCCTACAATTTGACCCGCTCTACCTCTCATAGAGCACATAAGCAAATTATTATATTCTAAATCGTATTGAAGAATACTTGCAACTTGATCTCCAACATCATTTACTTCACATAAAATATATGCACTATTATATGCCACTGCTGTTTCCTGAATGATGCTTGGGAAGAGCATTGGTTTTATTTCATTGTTTCTATATTTTGCAACAACTTTATGTGGAAATTGTGTTATATCAACTACGGTGAAGGCAGAATAATCATTTCCAACACCTCTAGCAACATCAACAGTAATTAAATAATCATGATTTTCTTCTGGATCAACATAAACATCCAACCCAGCACTACGTGTTTTGGGATGATCATAAACTAAAGATCTCAGTTTGCTTGGTGCAATAAGAGTATCAACAGACCCTAAAAATTCACATTCAAACTCAACTTTGAATTGTTGTTCACTTGTATTTGCAATAGTCTGGGCTTTCCATGCTTCGTCTCTACCTGGAACTTCCGACCAATGAACATCAGTGAAAACATATTCATTTTTACCTTTCTCTGCATCGTGCCACATTCGGTAGAAATGATTCATACCATGTGGAGTAGAAACTATAATAACTTTAGTTTGTTTACCAGAAGTAATTGTTGGATATACCGAGGCAAAGAATGAGTCTGCAATATGATTTGGAACGAACGCAAATTCGTCCAAGAATAGAATGTTAAATGACATTCCTCGAACAGCAGAAGCTGATGTAGATGCTGCTAAAATCTTGGAACCATTCTCAAGTTCTAGAGAACCTTTATTCCAAGATATAATTCCTTGCTGCATCCACTTGGGTAAGTTTTCATAAGCGGTCTGTAACCTATCTAGGAGCTCCCTGGCAGTCGCTGCTTTGTTTGCAAGGATACCTATGTTAACATTGTCGTTAAACACCGCATAGTGGAGCAGGAAAGACACTACGGTAGTTGACTTACCTGTTTGCCTAGGCATCTTACAGATATTAAATCTGTGGTTATGGAAATTATTAATTAATTTCTCTTGGAAGTGATATGGTTTAAAAGTTTGTAAACCATGATCCAAGGTCACAATTTTTACATAATTATTTGCAAAATAAACTGGGTCATCCTTACACTTAACAAATTCAAGAATTTGTTCTTGGGTAAATTCAATTGGCGTATTTGCTTTTTTTAGAAGCGGATTACCAAGATAAACATCATTTGACATAATAAACTCTACTTATTAGTTACAATTCCAACGACGAAGTGCTTTATTGATCCTTGAATCTGGATCCCTTGCGGTTTCTGCTGAGGTTAATCTTTTTTTCATTCCAGACATACGACTGCAAAAATTTTTTCTCCTCTGCGCTCTTTTTCCTGTTGGATTTTTTTCAGTTACTGCAGTTTGAAGTTTTGAACCTGGATTCTCACGACGATAAGCATTTACTGCTTTTTGACTAAGACCATCAGTTTTATCTTTACGATTTACTGATTGCCAATCTTCATCAATTTCAACTTCTTCTCCCATAGTTTTTACATAATTTTTACTTGGACCTGGTTTTGCTGCACTGCCTCCCTGAGGTCCAAATGCTTGAATTAATGGTTGTCCTGGTTGAATCTCGGAAACTGAATGGTAAACAACCATTGATCCCGGATAAACTTTTTGAAGTTCGCTATTAATTTCTTTTCTTGAAGGAATTTTTACCTGGGGGAAAAACATCTTCATTGCATAATATTTACCTCTCCAAGAAAGAGTGACTGCAATCACATTGCCAGTTTGCGCCTGAAGTCTTGTTGCTTCATCTATTTCTATTTGAGTCTTAAAACCTTTAATTGGTTCTGGTTGAATTAAATCAACAACTTCCGCAAAAGTATTCCCTTCAGCATCCTCTATGGTTACATCTTCCGCCTTTACGCAGTTTGGATAACGCTTTCCAAACATTGTTTTCATACCTTTCTTTTTATAACCAGGCCAACATTTTTCTACCACAAATTCATTTGTAATTTTATCAACTAAGGTTTGTTCTTTAATTTTTGGAAGTTCTGGAGTTGGACCCAATTTTTTAGAAGCAACTTCCTTTTCTCCTCCAACACCGCTTTTTGCTAAAGACCTTATTTTTTCTCTTTTTCTTGCAGTTTTATGTGATGACGGATCAATGGTAAATCCAAAAGATTCTTCCATTTCTCCACTTGCAACATAATCTGCTGCAGTATCAATATAATCTGCTGCTTTGGTAATCTTTGATTGAACCCATGCTTCTAAAGATCCTTCACCTTTACCTACCTTCTTTTCAAGTCTTTTAGCAGCATCAATAATATTTTTAAGTTCAGATCTAGCCATTGAATATTCTTGATCTTTTACAGAAACCTTATCCCATGCTTTTTCGCCATAAGAACATTCAGATCTTGTTTCTCTTTTATCACATAAAGGACAATATCTTTCTTCTTCATGTGCAGTTTCTTCTGATTTAGTCCCCCAATTTGCAGCACCAACTTTACGGCATTTTACTAATGCTCCAGATGCATATGCACTAGGCCAAACATCATATCTAGATTTTACTTTATGATAACAAGCGTCCTTTTTTCCACTACCTTTTCCTTTTTTATCAGATTCTTCATTCATTTTTTTCTTCCTTCCTTGACAATGAGCTCTCTGAGAAAATCCTTTAGGGTTGTCACAATCTATAGATTTTTTATATTTATCGGACCAATCTTCTTTAACAGATTTTTCTGGTTTATCTGTAGAAACATATGTTGGTTTTGCAGCTCCTGTTTTTTGCTGCTGACCTGGATCTGCTGCTTTTTTTCTTCTTGCTGCAGAAAGTCTTTGTGCTTTAGTCATACTTGCTCTTTTTGATGAAGAAACACATTTTGGTGTTCCCTCACCTGGTTCATCGCTTGCACAAGTTCCACCAGTTACAACATTTACCCATCCAGATTTTCCATCCTTTGATTTGGATTTGCCAAACCAATCGCGAAGACCTTCTTCAGTAACATCTTTAAATTTTTTGTGGTGCTTTTTAGCATCTGCTTCCATTTTTTTCAAACGAGTATAATAATCTGGAATTTCGTCGAGATGTTGTAAAGCAATATCACGGGCAAGATCGTGGTCTTTAGTATGCTCATGCTCAATTGGTTCTCCCATATCAAGTTGTCTTTGTATAAAAGAAACATCAAGACGATGTTTCTTTGCAATTTGCTCAACTGTTTTATGGGACTTAAATTTAGACATCGACCGATAGTATTTTTTCTATTTATTGGTCTAGAGACCCTTCAGAACTTTGTTGTTTTAATAACTTTGCTAATTCTGCAGTAGAACCGACAAAAAGTGCATTATTTACTGTAGTTGGACCTTTTGGTTTGTCTTCTTCAATATCTTTTATCTTCTTTTGCAAGTCCATTAATTTGTCTGTTGCATCAGCAACATTTTTAATTAACTGTCCCGCAACTTCATATGCTCTAGGCATTTCACTTTCTTGAGCTAATTCTAAAATACCATTAATTGCTTCTTGACCTTTCTCAATCAATGAATACAAGTTACCTCTAGTGTATTCATAATCTTTTTTTATGTCGTTATTTGCATTATTAATGGTTTCTATTTTTTCTTCAACTACTTCTGGATTTTTTACTATCTCAGTAGAAACATTAAAAGTTTCATTTAAGTCTTTAAATTTTTTTGTCATTTTCATGATATTGTACCACTAAATCCAAAATCATCTCCCACTTGTATTAGAGCGTCATCAGCATCTGTTATCTTTTTAACTGGAGAACCTAAAACATGAGCAGATGCAACAGTTTTATCAG